CTGTTACAACTATAACTGCGGCAATAAGAAACAAAGTAAAACGTATTGTGTATTGCTCTAGTATGGCGAGATATGGACATCATGACGAAGTACCATACAAAGAAACTTACGAATGTCGTCCACAAGATCCTTATGGTATTGCAAAGAAAGCCGGAGAAGAAGTATTAAAAAATTTATGTGACACACACGGAGTTGAGTACGTTATTGCTGTGCCACACAACATTGTTGGCCCTAGACAAAAATATGATGACCCATTTAGAAACGTAATGTCAATTATGTTAAACAGAATGCTACAAGGTAAGCAACCAATTATATACGGAGACGGAGAACAAAAAAGATGTTTTAGTTATATAGATGATTGCTTGTATTGTTTAAACGCACTTGCCTTTCAGGATAATGTTGTTGGTGAAGTTGTAAACATTGGACCAGACGAAGAACCTGTTACTATTAACGAACTTGCTGAAGCCTGTGCAAACGAAACAGGAGTTAACTTAGATCCAATACATCATAAAGATAGACCCAAAGAAGTTAAACTAGCAACTTGTTCGTCAGATAAAGCAAGGGAGTTGTTAGGATATAACACCTCAACTAATATGCGACAAGCAGTAAAAAAGACTGCTGATTACATAAGAACAAGAGGTACAAAAAAGTTTCAGTATCATTTGCCATTAGAAATAATAAACGAACATACACCAGAAACTTGGAAAAACAAATTGATATGATTTCTTTCAGTTGTCCATCTCGTGGCCGTCCTGAACTTGCAAGACGTTTAGTTGATACTGCAGAAAGTACCGCAAAAAACGATATTCAAATTTTATTTTATCTTAATGATGACGACGAACACTTGCCAAGGTATAAAGAATTATTACCTAAAAAATATTATGTTGTAGGACCAAACCAGTCGACTTGTTTTAGTTGGAACCTATTAGCAGACAAAGCCAAACATGATATTGTAATGTTAATGGGCGATGATGTACAAGTGCAAACAGAACACTGGGATCAATTAATTGTAGATCAATTTAATAAGTATGATGATAAAATTTTAATGGTAGTGCCAAGCGATGGAAGATGGAAGGGCACAAAAAAATTTAAATTAGATAAACCTACATTATGGTCAGACGAAGTCCTACCAGCGGCTCACTTTGCTGTGCATAAAAATTGGATTAATACTTTAGGATATTTGGCACCACCATTTTTTTGGCATTGGCACGTTGATTCATATACTCAGAAAGTTGCTCGTAAACTTAACAGATGTCTTTATTTGCCTACAGTGGTTTTTAAAGCAAAAAAGATGTTTGACGAAACTGGAAAACAAGTGCGTCATAACTTAAACATTAATAATAGAGATAATTTTGTTTGGGATAAAGTTCAAAGACATTTAAGAACAGATATAAAAGCACTACAAGATCTTATTAAAGATCAGTAAACTCAATAAAACATTTATTTTTACGTGTCTTTTGAATAAAAAGATTTAATGTTATTCTATTCGTTTCTTGGTCACTTTCATATGAATGCCATGTGTATCCTTCTTGTCCACAAAATATAAATGTGTTATTAGGCACCCACGGAGCCTCTTTAACAAAAGCACTTTTAAATTGTGCATTGTACATTTTAGTACCAACGTTTTTTTCTGGTGTAATATAAGTTACAGAACTCCAAATTTTTTCTAAACCTTCTTGATGTATATGAAATTTATAAGGTAAAGGAGGAGTTACAGATATATGTGCATTCACTCCTAGATATGGATAAGTTCTATGTTTTGGATAAACTCCACAAACTTCTTTTATATTTTTTAAAAGAGTTGTGCATATATCAACTGTTTCGTCGTAAAAATCTATTCCCCATTTTTTGAAATCGTCTGGAAATATATGATGTAATTCAGTTGTTTTAAAATTTAATTTTTCAATACACTGATCTCGTAACTTTGTAAATGTATCTGTGCTTAATGTGTTGTTAAGTACCTGGTGTGGCCACGGATCGTGTACAACTTCGGATGTTAAACAGTTTTCTAAAAATTTTTTACCTTCGTTCATACTCCGATAACCACTCTTCAAGTTCTATGCCTGTCAATGGTTCTGGAGTAAGCCATTCCTGTTTGCCCTGCGTCATTTGCCATTTACCACTGCCCATTTGATGAGATCTTTTAGGTTCTTCTATATGTTTTCCCACCATGTATCTACGAGTTCCTGGACCGTATGGTGCAATCTCAGTATGGATAACAATTAATCCTAATTGCTCTATTTTTTGCAACATTCTGTCTTTATGATTTGCCATATACAATACTTATCTTAACTTTTCTACCATTTTGTCAAAAGTTTTTTCATTTATATCCAATTGTAAAAATGGTCTATGAGGCCAATGTTTATTCTTTGTAAGTATTTTTATTTTTTTAGATTTTGTAATTAAAAATGTATTACTAGTATATGTAATAAGTTTGCCATCAATATCTATATCGGCGCCTGCATATCTATCTGCTCTTTCTCTAAAAAACCATAAACAAATTATTTCTTTGTCTTTATCAAACTCTGTTAAATCTTTATAAAATTTATAATCTACTTTATATTTTTTATAAAAATCTTTCCAAACTTGATGTTCTAAATTATTTTGATTTTCGTAAAGTCTATCGTACTCATCGAGTTTTACTATGCCTGATGCATATATAAATTCAACAGGTTCTTTACGTAGGTGTGCTTTTCTTAATTTGTCCCAATTCATTATGATGAAAAGAGATTTATAAGTTCTTTCTTCCAATCATCGCCGTATTCACAATCACGGTATCCATCAAACCACGGACCACCAGATGTGTAATGCAATACTTTAGGAGTACCGTCTTTAGGTTCTTTGTACCAACCAACCAACCAATTGTACTCTAATGGTAAAGATCCAATCTCATTATCCTCTAGCCAACTAAATCTGTGTAAAAATTTTGGAGACTCTGTGTTTAATAATTCAGGTGTTAATATTTTATTTTTTGGATGTTCACAATTCCAAAGGACCATACTGCTCCAATTTTTTCTTGGGTATACAGTTTGTACTTGCCCATCCATTTTAGTTCCTTCTTTAGGTTTGTAATCATGTTGTACACAAACCACTGCTTTGGAATTATCACAATATTTTACAAGTTCATGTGAAGGTATTTTCCACAAAAAATCACAGTCACAAAATACTGCCCAGCCTTTGTAATCGTTTAGGTATGGTACAAAAAACCTTGTAAATGTAAATTCAGTTGTTGCAAGTTTATCTACTGCTCTTGTATAAATCCCTTGCTCTCTCATTTGTCTTTGTTTTAAAGCAATAACTTCTGCAGATGGATCTCTTCTTTTTATACTGTGTTCGCAAACCTGATATGCTATATCTTCTCTACTATCGTGACCTACGTATATTTTCATTTTACTAATATTTTGTGTATTTGTTCCCAATTATTTACTCTGGTAATTTGAGGGTGATTAAAATCTTGGTTATAAGGATGGTCGTATAATAATACTTTTAATCCATAATTTAATCCTACCTGAGCATTTTTTGGTTTATCTTCAACCCAATATAATCCTGTACCGTGAAATTCTGCAAGTGCATTATCTTTATCTGATCCTGTATCAAGTATATGATAGTTGTAAAAAACATCACCAAACAATTCTTCTAGTCTTCTTTTACGTATTTCTTGTGCTGGAATATCAGATGTTTGTGATGTTATAGGAATAAATGTCCAACCTTCTGCGTGTAATAATTTTACCCAAGTTTGTGAGCCAGGCATAGGTGGTTGTGTTGCCATCCAAGCACTTTTATTAAATTCTCTAATTTCTTTTCTTACTTCTGTTTTAGTTAGACCAAATCTTTCTGCCATTTCGTAAGTATTTTCTTTGTCATCTAACAACGTATATGGATAAATTTTTTTACCAACATATCCTTCTCCAACTGGAGTTTCAAAGTAAGAACGTTGTAACATCCATTCAGTAAAATGGTTCTCCCATTCTAACAGTACTCCGTCTACGTCTGTAAGTATTATTCTATTTGATATCGGCATCTTCCATTCCTGCTACTCTCAGTTTAACAATGTTTGTGATTTGCCATTGTTTCTGATCTAATCCTTTTGTGATGCCTAACCATTGATTTCTTAATAATGCAAATTCATTAATAATTTTATCCATATCAACAACGTCTTGTTCGCCATCAACATACTTTTCTGCATCTCTGCTGGACAATGCTCTATTATAATTTTCTAAGAATTTTTTAAATGATTTTGATCTTGTTCTACGTAATTCAATATTAAGGTACTCAAGTATTGCTTCTATTTGTTGTAATTGATTAAATCTATGCTCAACTATACCGGGTAATGCCGCTGATGCTTTTTCTAGATTACCGTATATTCTAACTTCTTTTTTTGCGTTTTGTAATTCAGTATCAAAATAATTGATACAATCAGGAATTTTATCTAAGTTTCTTGCTACTTCACTATACCAATTAATCATCTTCATACCGATCGTTATAAGTTTCGTCTTCCTCTTCGTATTCCTCAAAAACTGTATTAACCGCTTCTTCTAATTTTGGATCGTATTCTCCTATTGCTTTTATCTCTGCTTCTTCAACTCCCATACTTTCAAGAGTTTTTACAAAGTCAACTGCGGCGTCTAATTTTTGTTTTTCAGGAATGAAGTGTACAACTGAGTCCCATATACGTTCGATATCATCGTGTGTCATTTCTACCATTATTCTGCCTCGGGTGGATCATCTTGTGATGATGCACTAGATAATTTATCAAAATCATCCATTAGCATATCCAATTTGGCTCCAACCCAGGCTTTTCTGAATTCAATGTGTTCTTTTCCTGTAGGATCGACGTATTTTAATCTATTTCCTGTTTGTACTAGTATTCCTTTTTTCTCAAATAAATCAACTAGTCCACTATAAGGATCCATACCAGTATCGTATGGAATTTTAACTTGTACACCCTCAAACGGTTTAGCATATCTCGTTTTCATAACTTTACAAGCCGCTCTTATACCTCTTACGTCAGATATTTTGTTGCCTTTTTCATCTTCTTTTAGTTTTAATTTTTTCATTGCAACTACAATACTTGATGCATATATAAATCCTTGTCCTCCTGATATCTTATCATCTGGATCAAACATATCTTGTGATGCGTATGTGTGATTGGTTGCTATAAGTCCTACGTTCCAACTTCCAAACATATTAACACAGTTTCTTACAAGTGCCGTTAATGCTTTAGGTTTTCTACCTAAATCACCCTTCATCTCACCTGCTTCAAACTGATTAACATCTGTTGGTGTTAGTAACATACCCAAACTGTCTATAACAAATAGTACTTTAGGTGCACCTTCTTTGTTGTCTGCGTGTTGCTCTTTGTAACCTTTCATAAACTCTGAAACAGTTTTTGCTACGTCATCAACCATAGACATACTTAATTTCATAAGTTTATCTTCTGATGTGTCTACTTTTAATGCTTGTAGCCATTGTTCGTCTAATGCGTTCTCTGTATCAATTAGTATAACAAATATACCTTGATCCTGTGCATTTTTAATAATGTTACCTGATGCTATGTAAGATTTACCTGCTCCTGATTCTCCTGCAAGTACAGTTACTTTGCCTAACGGTATTCCTTTTTTAAAATTACTAGTCATCAAATAGTTTAATGCGTAATTTCCTGTTGAAATCCAGTCTGTAGGATCGCTAAATCCAATACCTAATCCTGAAATTGATTTCGTAATACTCTTTCTAAATTTTGTTGCGTCAAATGGTTTTGTCATAATGTTTTATATTAAAATCCAAAGGATGATTATTACAATTATTACCCAAGCAGGTATTTGTTTGTACAATATCCAATCGATTGCTTTTTTAATTTCGTTTTTCATATTATCCTTATTATAATACACAAGGCCTCAACTGTCAACAATTAAGGCCTTGGTAAAATGTCAGATTACTTCGCTTGTCTTGATCTTATAAGTTTTAAGATATCTTCTGCTCTCTTGGCACTATCACCTGCTGGTTGTTGTGCTGGTTGAGCCGCTGGTACTGGTTGTGCTTCAGTTTTAACTTCAGCATTTACCGGATCAGCAGTCTTTTCCACTGGAGCAGGTCTATCTGCTTTTGGTACAGATACTTGACTTGCAAAACTTCCTGTAGGTCTAAAGTATTGTCCATATTTTTCAAGATCATAAGCCTCACCGTCTACAGATTTTTCAAATAATTCTTTGATTATTTTAACTTCTGCTTCAGTTGGTTCTTTTGGTCTAAAGTCACCTAAGTTATGTAAACCAAACTTATCAATTGCAGATCTTTCTGCTTCGTCTAGAGCACGTTCTCTTCTAGACCATTTTGATGTAGAATAATCAGCATAACCGCCTTTAGTTGTCTTGTTAATTCTAAAATCAACACCTTTTACAAAGTCAGTTGGTAACTCTTCCATCTCTGGATCAAGTAACGCACTTCTGATAATGTTAAAGATTTGAGGTCCAATAATAAATCTTCTAACTGGATTCTCTGGTGTTGTGTCTTCAGATAACGGATTGTTGACAACAAAACCTTGGAAAATATAACTTTTCTTTTTCCAATATTTTCTTCCCATATCTTCCATGCTTTTGTCTTTAAACCATGGTCTAACTTCTGTTAGAACTGGACAAGTTTTTCCATACATTTCCATACAAGGAACTTGTACTGTAACTGGTCTTGAATCAGTTTGACCTTTAACACCTGCGAAAGGTAGTTTGATCATATTTCTTTCAGTCCAGAAAAATGTATTGCCTTGATCCTTATCTGGTAAGAATCTAACAACTGCTTCTGAGCCTTCTGATATGTTCCAGTGTGGGTAGATGGCGTTGTCTCCGCCTGTTTGTGAACCTGAGCGATTAGGTTCTTGGGATTTTAACTTCGCTCTTATTTCAGCCAATGTAGCCATAATGTAAGCCTCCTATTTTGCCTATGTTTGTTTTAATGTGCCTAAATGTATATCACACATTACGTATAATATACTACTATATTTATGAAATGTCTACTACTATTATTGGTAATTTGCTAATTGTGTAATTCTAGCAATTTCTTCTTCAACGCCTGCGATGTTTTGTGCGTTGTCGCTGTCTACTTTGGCTTTGATAGCCGATACTATTTTTGCTCTTGATTCGTTTAAACCTTCTTTACCTTCGTATTTCATTATACGAGATATTTCTCTGTGGTCTTTTTCTGCTTCCCATTCTGGGTCAACTGGACCTTTATCTTTACCCCAATTTGGATTTGTTTCAGCATCTTTCTTTTGAGCCGCTATGCCTTGATCAATTCTTTCATCTTTATCCATTTTTAATTTGTTAAAGTTTTTTGAAAGATAAGCCATTGCTACTTTTGAATCACCTGTTTTAAATGCTGATGCACCATCTTTGTCTAATACATCATAAACAGTTTTGCCAGTTTGATCATCTTTGTACATTGAAACATAAGGTTTAATGTCTTCAAAAGTTACTTCTTCGCCTGCAAATGCTGGTTCTTTATCTTTTTGTAATTCCATTCTACGTTTTAAAACTTCTTTTCTCATAGCAGGATCTTTCATTGCTCCTGGAGTCATTTGTATATCTTGTAATGCTTTTAATTTTGCTCTTCTATCTTCTTCGTCTCTTGGCTTTGTGTCGTATTCGTTAGTAACTTCGTCTACCCATGACTCAAATGTTTCAGTTTCTTTTGCTCTTCCTTTAATATCTTTTTTAGCCTTAAATTCTGCTGGGTCAATTTCTTGAGATGTTCTTTGATATTTTGCCACTAATGCTTTTGCAATATCTCTATTTTTTCCTGCATCTGGATCTTTAGGATCAAAAGGTTGTCCAGTTTGACTCATTTGATCTGCAACTCTAGAAGCAAAGTTTGCCACTCTGTCTTCATCTGGAGTTTGTGTTAACATTCTAGAAGCAATATCTGAAAGTGTTGTCATAATTTTTGTATCTTCTGGGCCAGCATTTTTAGGCATCATTCTTTTCTCATCTGGCATATTTTTATTAAGTAAAATTTTGCTGTCAGGATCTGCTAAAAACTTTTTAACAACCATTGCGTGATCAACTGCCGGCTCAACAGGTGCATCAATTGGTTCGTCACCTGGATCTAATTCTGTTACTACTGGTTCTGCAGTTTTTGTTTTTTCAAATTCAGCCATTATTCTATCGATAATAGGAAGTGCATCTTCTACTCTGTTGTCTAAATTTTTCAGTGTAAATTTTTCTCTTAATTTGTTTACAGTTTCATCATCTAATATTTGGTCTTCTGCTGTTTTAAAATCTTTAGATGCCGCTTCGTAGTGAGATTGTTTTGATAAATTTCTCATATACTCTCTTAAATTTTCTAAACTTAATTTTGTTTGTTCAATAATATCACCTGCATTATCATTTAATTGATCTTTGTTTGAAACATATCTTGAAAATGAACTTAATTTTGCAATATCTTCTGATGTTTTTACAATGTGTTCTCCAAATTCATCATGTGGTCTTCCGCCATTAGCAACGTGTCTTGTCATTGCTCTTGCACCTGCTAGGTGTGTTAATGGATATTTGAATCTTTCACCATCTTCGTTTTCAATGTATAATGATTGTATTTGTCTTGATCTAGCACCAGGTATCATTTCATCAACTTTGCCTGAGTGTCTAATTATTAATCTTGTTTTATCTAGGTTTTCGTATGATCTTTTTGCTGTGCCTGTAAGTCCTTCTTTAACTTCAACACCTGCTAGTTTAGTAATTCTGTTTAATTCTTCCGACATCTCATCAGTATTTACCGTTTTGTTCGTATCTGCAAGATTTTGATAATCCTGCTTCGTTAGGTTCGATTTCGTTATATCACGCACATCAAATCTTAATTGATGTTCTACAGCAAAGTCTTTTAATTCTTTTAAAAATGCATACCATTCATCCTTGCTATCTTCGTCTATTTTGTCCACTAAATTACGGTTGTAAAACACTTTCATTGTTTCACCATCAGCAAGGCTAATGCTTACTGCTCCGTATGTGTCAGCATCTTCTTTAAATTCAAATTCAAAAAATAAAGCACTTGCAGGATCGCCTGTAGGAACACCACTTTCGTCTCCTATTCTAATATTAGCGAATTGCGAACGTATTTTATTAAACAAGTCTGCAGATGTTTTTGGGTTCATATAGTGTATTTATTATCCATAAAAGTTTCCAAAGATGGGCATTGGAGTTGTCATTTCAGATGATCTATCAGTCCAACGTTCAAATATTTTGGGGTCAAAATCTGCTAATACCTTCATCATACGTGTCATTAATAAACAAGCACTTACTAGGTCGTCGTGCTGTCCTGGTTTTGCTTTAAAACTTAATCCTGTTGCTACAAAGTCTTTTAACTCTGATATTAATAGTTGCGAGTTTATTTTCATTTTACCACTTTCAACTAGTTCTTTAAATTTTGTACAAGCATCAATTTTAAATTTAGCAGTTGTATTAAACCCTCTTCT